TCAGACCTGCTTTGCGGCAGGCGATGCGAAAAACACCTACGGCACGGGCTGTTTTCTGCTGATGAACACCGGCACGACCGCCTGCGAGAGCAAAAACGGCCTGCTGACCACCATCGGCATTCAAATCAGCGGAGAGACGCAGTACGCGCTCGAGGGCAGCGTATTTGTCGGCGGCGCCGTCATCCAGTGGCTGCGGGATGAGATGCGCTTTTTCTCCGAGAGCCGCGATGCGGAATACTATGCGGGCAAGGTGAAGGACACCGGCGGCGTGTACCTCGTGCCTGCATTCACCGGTCTGGGCGCGCCGCATTGGGATATGTACGCACGCGGCTGTCTCATCGGTCTGACGCGCGGCACGACCCGCGAGCACATCATCCGCGCCGCACAGGAGTCCATCGCCTATCAGGTGAACGACCTGCTGACCGCCATGAAACGCGATACCGGCACTGCCCTCTCCTCCCTTTCTGTGGACGGCGGTGCCAGCCGCGACAGCTTCCTGATGCAGTTCCAGAGCGATATTTCGGACTGCACGATTCGCCGTCCGGTCATCCGCGAAACGACCGCGCTCGGCGCATGCTATCTTGCCGGACTCGCGACCGGTGTGTGGCACAGCCGCGAGGAGCTGAAGCAGCTCTGGCGGTGCGATACGCTGTATGCGCCCTCGATGGACGAGAATAAACGCCGCAAGCTGCTCTCCGGCTGGGATAAGGCGGTTGGACGGTCGCTTGATTGGGCGGAGCATTAAAAACAGCAAAAAGCAAACCCGAAGTGCAGGCGTAAAACCTGTACTTCGGGTTTTGTATTTAAGGCAACACCGCACAATTGAAGCGGCGGCTCCTTAATCTGGTTTAGTTGTTCGCTTGCATCCATGCGGGCAGCTGCTCGATATTCAGCAGCACATCATCGGCGCCGGTCTCGAGGAACATCTGCCGCGCACGGTCAAGTGCGGCCTGCTTTTCTCAGCGGAGAGTGCCTCATAGGCTGTCTGCGTCATGCCCATCACACTGCTGCCCTCGAGCACGCCGAGCGAGCAGACACCGGCGTTCCTGCCCTCCCGGATGTCAGACACAGTGTCACCGACCTTGACGACCGCCTGTACGGACGGCACCCCCACTCGCTCACGAAAAGTCAGGTTGTCAGAAAGCTGATAAGTCATCAATCGTCCTCCTTTTGGTCTGCGTGTTTCATTGGAACACACTCGACTTGGTGATGTGTAAACGATACGACATTAACTTCACTCCATCGACATATGAGCGATTTCATCGAACTGTGCTTGATACTTTGCAGCGCAGGCAGGGCAAATATGCTGTTCACCGATTTGCACACGAGTTGTCTTACCACAAAAGACACAAGCCGTTGAATGTTTTGCGACAATTACTTTCCCGTCAGCAGCGGAAATTTCAACCTCCATGCCGATGGGCCAATTAAAGGTTTTCCGAAACTCCTTGTGAATGACTACGCGACCGAGATTATCTATCTTACGAACCGGACCCATTTCAGCCATTTCACAGCACCTCCTTCTGTTATACAGATATAAAAAACTTACCTTTGAGGTGTGTTCCTCGTGGTAAGTTTAATATTACATTTTTCGTCTAAAAATGTAATGCGGTTGCCACTTTACAAAAACGGTATATCGTGGTATTATAATCTATACCACGGTAAGGGAGGTTTCGCCATGGCTGTTGACAAAAAGGGCACAAAGCAGATTGCGGCCAACAAAAAGGCATGGCATGACTACTTTGTCGAGGAAAAGTATGAAGCGGGCATCGAGCTTGCGGGTACCGAGGTAAAGTCCATCCGTCTGGGACAGATCAATCTCAAGGATTCCTACTGTTCGTTCAAGGACGGTGAGATTTTCGTGCGCGGCATGCACATTTCGCCGTACGAAAAAGGCAATATCTTCAATAAGGACCCGCTGCGCGTGCGTAAGCTGCTCATGCACAAGCGCGAGATCGTCAACCTGTTCAGCAAGACCAAGCAGGACGGCTATTCGGTCATTCCGCTGGCGGTTTATTTCAAAAGCTCGCGCGTGAAGGTTGAAATCGGTTTGTGCAAGGGCAAAAAGCTGCACGATAAGCGTGACAGTATCGCCGCACGCGATGCAAAACGCGAGATGGACCGTGCGATGAAAGAGCGTAATCGTTAATCAAAAAATGGAAAAGCTGAGAGCAGAATCATTCTCTATTCTCAATTTTCCATTCTCCATTTCAAAATGGGGCCGTAACGGGTTCGACGGGGGTGTTGAAGCCGGGATAGCGGGCCGCAGTGGGGATCTGCGATAAAAGCTCCAACTGTTTATAAATTAAACAACAACAATTATACTCTTCAGGCTGCCTAATTAGGCTTAGCCCGTCGGCTCAGAGAGGACCACGGCTCAGAGACCCGGCGTCGATTAGTGGTGAACGTGTACGAGGTAAGAGTTGCCCTCGTCATGTAAAATGACTCTACCAAAACGGTAAGCCTGTTTGCCGGCGTGCCGCGGCGGGAATCTTAATCGACAAACTGCGCCCGGAGAAGTCCTCGTGGATGCGCTTTCGGACAGGGGTTCAACTCCCCTCGGCTCCACCAGAACAAAACACCTGCGTTAGCAGGTGTTTTTCTTTTGCTTTTTGCATTTCGACAACTTTTCGAAGATATAAACGCAATATTTCTAAATTGACTTTGTCAAGATTGAGAGAAAGTGTCAAAAAACCGATAAAATATCAGCATATTTTTCACGGATATACAACGCAAAATACAACATATCGAGCGATTTTTAAACCGTGTTGCATGATGCAACATGAAATGCAACACAAGTTAAGCATAATAATAAACGATTGGAGAAGATATTGATGGATTCAAGAAAAATTCTTGTCGGTGAAAAATACTTACACTTCAAGAACAAACTGTATCAGGTTCTCGCTATCGCCACGCACACAGAAACCGGCGAACCGCTGGTAATTTATCAGGCGCTCTACGGCGACTTCAAAATTTATGCACGGCCGTATGATATGTTCGCCTCCGAAGTAGACCACGAGAAGTACCCTGATGTTACGCAGCGTTTCCGCTTTGCTCATGTAGTATTTGACGGAGATACGCCGCAGCCAACCGAATAAAAACAACCCCTCCGAGAGCCGGTATCGAAACCAGTTCCCAGAGGGGTTTACTATTTACTGCTGCATCGCTTCCGCCAGCTTCTTCACGAGCTGTTCGCCGTACTTGTATGCGAGCAGATACTCGATGGTCTTTTCCTCCAGGCCGGTCTTGGTCTGGATTTTTTCGATTGCAGCCTGTACTTCCGGGTCCTGCGGCTTGGTCGTCTCAGCAGGCTTGTCGGTCGAAGTGTCATACTTAATGCCGAGCGTATCAAGGATACCCTTGGCGTACGCTACGCCGAACGCCTGCTGCTTTTCCTTGGTGCCCGCCTGTGCTGCATCAGCCTTGGTGTCAACGAATACACCCTCGCAGATGACCGCTGGGCACTTGGTGTCGCGCACGAAAGCGTAGTAATCGCCACGCTGGCCCTGTCTGGTCTTGCAGCCGCGGCTGTTCTGGCCGATCTTGATAACCTGCTTCTCAATATTCTGCGCGAG